GCCATTCGCTGGTTCAAACTTTTGTAGTCTCGTTATTGGAAAGTCAGGATTCTTTGCTATCTTTCTCTTTAGAATCAGAAACATTACATCTATCTTATCCAACGGAACATCAAATAACTCAGAATAATATTTTTTATAAAGTAATAACTGTGACTTTTTATTAAAATCTTTTTTTTGATAATCCGTCCAACCACGAGTGGCAGTTTTGAGGTCAATAATTACAACCCTACCTGATATTTTATTTCTCAAAACAACGTCTAGGTAGCCTTTCATATCAACACCGGTTTGTATTTTTTTTAGAATTGGAACCTCTACACCAATCAACTCCCAATTTTGTTTCATAAAATATTTGTTACGATACTTTCTAAAGTGTTGTAATATCGATACTCCATCTTGATAAAATTCCATCAAATCTTCTTGCGAACATGGTAAAACATTTTGACTATTTTTTATTTTTGTAAACTCAGAAATCATTTCGTCTTTTAGTTTTGTCTCCATATCTAGTTTGTCAGCTTCGACTATTGACTTGTTATACATAACTGATAAATAATCTTGAATTACAGTATGCATCGCCGTCCCAAACAAAGTGTGGATATTTCCTACAAAAGTTCCAAGTTTATCAATATAACGTAACTTCCATTTTAAGTTACAATCATTATACGTCGTAAATTGACTATGAGATATATGTGCCATTAGATAATTTCGTCAATCAATCCATATTCTAAACAAGTATTGGCATCCCACATCAAGTCGTGTTTTAATATTTCATCTAATTTCTTCATGGGTAGTTTAGTATATTTTTTATAAATGTCTTTTATTGTTTTCATCATCAAGTCAAGGTTTTTCTTTTCATCCTCAAAGTTACTATATGTTCCCCAAAAGGTGCTTGATAACTGATGAACCAACATATAGGAATTTCTACTCATATATCTCTTACTACCAACAACAGTTAAAAAAGTAGCAGCAGAGGCAGAAAAACCGTCAACATATGTTTCAACAGGCACTTGACACCTCAACATCGTATCCATTGAGGCAATCCCACTAACAATATTACCGCCACCCGAATTTATAAATATTTTAATAGATGGTGGTAAGATACCAAGAGTATTTGACAAAGTCAAGCTTTTTGCTTCCAACTCACCAATTTTTTTATTCAACTCAACACAGGCATTTCGATTTACACCTGAATAAAAATAAATTCTATTATCCTGAACCGATATGTGTTTTTCATTTGCTTCATTACCAGCTTTACGAATTGTTTTTTCTTTTTTTGTTCCCCAATGTGTATTCATTATTTACCCCATTTTCCACGGCTAACTATTGTAGCCATGATTCCATAATTACTAACATCCAAATAAGCATCTTCTAACGGTTCATCTTTGACGGCGGAGTCTCTACCTGTCATCAATAAAGTCTTTACCCTTTGTAACTTATCATTCATACGAAACCAAAGACCTGTAAGAGATAACTTTACCTCTTCTGGTGTTTGTAGTTGAGTTCCAACTGATATATTGCCAGGTCCATAATCATGTTGTTTATGTAGAAACAATTCATATTGTTCTCTTTGTAATTTTCTAAACTCTGCTGTCATAACAGGCCATTCCTTTTCCATTAAAGTAACAATGTCTTTTGATTTAAGTTCATTATCATCAGTGACATTAGACTCTAACTCTCTTTCTTTTATATTCATATAACCTCTATTTTATTATTAAATGTGATAATTGTAATATAATAATTACAACTGATAAAATCAAGCTTATTACTGTTCTTGTATCTGGTATTTCGTTTAATATTAACCAAGTTAACACTCCAAAAACTATGGTTGCCATACCAAAACCAATTGGTCGAACATACCAATAATTTCCAAAAAACTCATAATACCATCGAGTTCCATAATAAAAACATAAACTAATAGGTATCCCACCTAAGATTACCCACCAAATACTTTTTGCCCATTCGTATTTGAATTGTCCTTGCATATGAAACCAAGCAATTACGTGACCAATAAAAGAAGCAATTATTGCCATCCACAGTTTGTTCATTTAACACCCATTTTTTTAATCTCTTTATCAGTTTTACCAAATTTAGTCAACAATAATCGTAACTCATTTTTATTCATAAGTTGACAATATTCACCTGCTTGTGTTTTACTTACTTTAAAATATTCTTGAATAAATGGGACAACTTTTTCGTTAATCTTTATCTTTTTACCACTAAGATACCTAAGAAAGGTTTTTTTATTAGGAAGTAAAGAGCAGTAAAACTTATATACCGCAGAATGAGGCATCACTTCTATCGTAAGTTTTTGAAAGTGATTTACAATTGGTAAATAATCATTATTCATACTTAAATAACGATTTACCATAAACGGACTAAACTTCTTTTTATCTTCGTCTGAAAAACTATCCCAAGGTCTTTTCTTGGTAAATAGTTCATCTATCCATTTAAATAAGTTCATTAACATCCGCCAGTGGTAACATCTCTCCACAACTACCACAATTAAATACTTGAATTGGTGCTATAACCTCTTCACCAGTGGGTGATAATATGGCTGATATTTTTTTTACGACATACCCTTGGATAAAGATTTTATTACCACAAGCTTGACATGACATTGTTTCAGCATCTGATAAATCGATTTTTACTTTTGGTTTTGGAATTGGTTTTCTTGGTTTAAGACTCATTGTAGTCTCCTTAGTATATTTGATATGGTAGCCATGAAGTTAATCTCTTTATCTACGACCAACACATCCTGGTATGAACCATTTGATATGTCAACAATAATCTCTGGTAACTTCTCAACGGAAATATTCTCTACCTCATCATATAGGAAACGATACAACTCTGTGTAATCCGTAAAGTTACTATCAGCTACAAACTTACGAATAGTTCTCAAATCAACACCTTGTTTTATCATATCTAAGAACTGTAGTTTGAACTCGTTGTGTAACATTCCATCTTTGTCTATCTTTAACTGACCATCAATCGCCTGTCTCTGTAAGTCATTGATAACTTTTCTCAAGTCAGGATAACCAGCAGTTACCACGAGAGCCAAGTCATCTAAATCAAAAGAGATATTCTCCTCTTCCAATATATACTTGGCATGAACAGCGACATCTTTCTTTGATGGTGGAATAATCTTATAGGTCTGACATCTACTCTGAATCGGGTCAATAATCTTCTCAACATAGTTACAAGTCAAGATAAATCTACAGTGAGCAGAGAAAGTCTCCATAAGATTACGAAGAGCCGGTTGGGCTGAGTTAACATTAAGATAATCAGCCTCATCCAAGATTACGATTTTGTTTGGTTTGAAACCGACAGAAGAAGCAAAGTTCTTAAGTTTATCTCTAACCAAATCGATATTCCGTTCATCCGAAGCATTAATATAGAGATAGTCACATTCAATAGCATTTACGATAATCTTGGCAAGGGTTGTTTTACCCCCACCGGCTCTACCATACAATAATAGGTGTGGAACATTCTGTTCCTCAATGAACCTCTCGACTTTTGTCTTTAGAGTTTCATTACCAACATATGTATCTAATGTCGATGGACGATATCGTTCCACCCATAATCCATGTGAACTCATACTATACCTGCTGTGATACTAAGTAATATTTAACATTGAAGTCGTCTATCTTAAACTCGATGTGGGCAAGACCACCTGAACTAACTTGAAGAACTGCCTTAGAACATTCTTTGTTCGCATTTAGAACTTCCTTAAATAAGTTAGCGTTGAAGACGATTGGTTCAGTTAACTTTACAGCACCACTCTGAACTTTGATACTGATACGATTTGAATTGATGTCACTAAAACCGATAACGAACTCTACACCACCCTCAGTTGGTTGGATAGAGAAATGTTCTACATCGGATAAAGCACCCTTACCACGAATAAAAGAATTGATGAACTGAGTATCGATGTTAATAAGTGTATCAAACTCAGGCACATTCTTCAACTCTGGCACATCAGGAATGACACCAAGAGCAGCAAGAACATAACTTACAGATATTTTACCATCTGAGAATCCAAATGCTACAGGTTGTTTGTCATCTGTGGGTGATTTAAGTAAGTTAAAGTCAATCTTATCAGCAAGAGTTCCTAACATCTTTGATAAGAGTGGTGTATCATAAACACCCACCTCAAAGTTAGGAAGTGATTGTTTACTAAGTGATAACTCGCCCAAAAGACTTTTATCAGGTGATATAAAACGAGTAGAAAGTGTGTCACCATTCGACTCCCACTTTACTGAATTTATACTACCACCTAGATTATACTTTTGTATAAAGGTATCTAATGTGATTTTATTCATTATAGTTTCTCCATATTATTATTTAATTTACTG